AAAAGTGTAGGCTTCAGTCCTTTAGAATATATGCTTCGTGCTATAATATAACCCATAGACTTATATGACATAAACCTTCCTGTCTTCTTGTCTTTCCATTGGAAACCTTTTTGCTTTACCCACTTAGTCATAATGCCTGACATACCACCTTTAGCTTTACCTATTAGACTGCTATTTGTACCAAACTTATATGGTGATTCGCTTTGTCTGTTTCCTTTGTTGCTAGACTTGTCGCCTTTAACACCTTGATCTACAAAAGCACCGTAGCTTTCCATTTCGAAGCTTATCTGTATACTGTTTTTTGATTCTTTGACATAACCTCTTAGACTGTTGTTAAGATTGCCTTTCGTTTTTAAGTTGCTCTTAGCTTCACGAATTACGTTGTCTTTAAAGTCGTCTAATAGTGCTTGTATGTTTTTAAATTGTGACATTAGCAAATAGTCATACCGTTAGGAATTAATATGTCACAGGTCATAGTCCATCCTGCTAACTTGTTTTCAAATCTATCTACAAAAGGTTCACAAGTTGGATTGCCGTCTATTTGGAATTTGTCAGACCATAAGTCACCTCTTAATAAAAGTTCGTAGCATCGTGTCAAGACTTGCAGCTGCGTGTTAAGTACATATAGTTCGTTGTCATTGCCGTCAAATTCGCTTACTGTTTCGTCTTTTGTTATGTCGACAATATCCATTGCTAAGATAGATATGTTGTAACGCACTACGTTAGATTCTAATGAAGCCGTGTTAACGATAATATGCACAAGTGGAAATATTGTTTGTTTGCTTAAGTCTATGTCAAACAGGTTGCCTTGTGTTACTGTGTTTACTAAAACGTCTGCGTCAAAGTGTGCTTTTAATTTGTCTATAATATCAAAATAATCCATTATCGTTTCATTTGTTGTTTAAGTTCTCTTGCTTCGATTTCGTGTTTTTGCTTTTTGAAGCTAAGATAGGTAAGACATTTAGTAAGTCTGTAGCTTGTAACTTCGTCAAACTTTGTAAGGTCGCCGTCAGAGAGTCCATAGATGCTTGTATACCAACCCCAATTTTTTGCGAATTGATGTCTTTCTGAGAATTGGTTAAATCCTTCGTCATCTTCTTCAGTTCTTTCTTCAAATAAGTCTGAGTAGCTTTCAGTAATTCTACGCCTAAATTCGACAAAAAAAAACTACTGCTTATCGCTACGTCTAAAGGTGCATACTTCATTAAGTCTTGCATATCTTCGTTAGGTTCGTAGTCCACTATTTCGTACTTGTCTTTGTAGCTTGTCTTTATAGGTCTGTACATTACGCTTAACGCTTTGTGGTACGTCTTCCAATCTTTTAAGTAGTTCTCTAAGTCTACATACTCACCAAAGCTTATGTCATCGAATCTTGGTATAAAGCCAAATTCTAAGTCTTTAATTTTAAATCTATGCACTAACTTAGGTTTTTCACTAAACACCTTTGTAAAGTGTGCGATCAATTCATTCAAGTGCTTCATCTTTATTTTAGCTACTTCGCCTAACTTAATACCACAAAATATCTGTATCATTTTCTGTGCAATAAATTCTTCATCATTGCTCTTATCTTTCATTTCGATAAATTGTTGATACCTTGATAATGGTATTTCTGATAAGCTTGTAGGCAGAGTAATATCTAACTTCATATAGTAATAACTTAATTTTCGTGTTTTTGTACTTTACAGAACATTATAGCTTCCGTAATTCTTGTTCATACCTAGCGTTTCCATTTCGTGATAACGCACCGCATCTATTGCGTGATTGTAGTTGTCTATGGGTTTGTTTAGTCGTTTGCCTGTCTTGTCAGTATCCCAACAGTAAGACCTAAGTTCTTTAATTAGATTCGTGCTATTAGAAGTCACTAAATATTCTTCACGTTGCATAACATCAATACCGTAGTTGATACTGTCTCTGCCTTTCGTTACGCCTTTTATCGTGATTCCGTAGCGTTGTATGTCTGCAATACTTTTAGGCTCTGCACTATCTGCGTAAACAGGTACGTCTTTAGGTAACTTCTTTGATATGTCAGAATTAAGCAGACCTGTTTGATAAACTATTTCGTTTAGGATTCGTTTTTCGTTATGCTTGTATATTTCTATGCAGCTTGTTGGATCATTCGTATAACCAAAGTCAAGACCTATGCCTACAAGTCGTGCTTCTTTTGGTATTGTGTCTATCTGCTTCCAATTACTGAAGACTACACCTTCAAGCATACCAAGTTCACCAAGTCCGTAGACCTTCCACCAATTGCGCCAATAAGTGCTTGTTTCTGCTTTTAAACGATTCTTTTCTATTTGGTCTACTATACCTACGTCTAAAGCTTCGTTGTCTTTGTACGTTAGAATTATAAAATCTGCTTCTTTGTCTTCTTTTATTTCTTCTACCCAAAATTCGTTAGCAGGATTGAAGTCTAAGTAGATTTCTTTTTTTGTTCGTATGCTAAGTTCGTTGTAAGCTTCAAAGTTTACGTTGTTACATTCGTTCACATAAAGTATGTCACGTCTTGCACCTCTTAACTTACTTGAATCGTCTGCACTAAAGAATTCTATAAAGCTGCCGTTTGCAAATTCGTATTTTAGTAGTGACTTGTTGAAGCGTTCATCTACAAACCTGTTAGTCCATTTCATTATCTTTAGAAAGTCTCTTAGCGCACCTCTACGCAAATGTGGAATAGATTCTGCTACTACGCTAACTTCTAAACCGCTTTGCTTTGCGCACTTGTCTATTATCACGGGAATAATGCCGAAAGTTTTTCCTGCACTTGTGCCACCTTGTATAATCTTGATTCGTTTTTTTAACGCTAAGATTTTATTAATCGCAGTCGTTCTCTTTAACATCGGGGAATAATGGTTGTTCTATGTTGGTTTGTTCTATCTGCTCTTTTAGTGCGTTTAGACGTTGTGTTATGCTTGGGTTATACTGTCCTACCATACCGCCTGTGATTTGGTCTTCACGGATTTCTTTGCGTATACGCGTACAGACAGTATAGAAATCTTTGTATTCTTCTTTCTTATCGAAGTAATTACTAATCGTTAAGTCAAACTTTTCCCAACAGAATATTTCGAAACCTTCCATAGTTAAAGGTACTTCTAAAGGTTCTCCTACCATTTCACCGCCTCTTTGGTTTAGGTGGTATTTAATTCTTGGATTGCTTTTACGTTCTACTTTGTAAGCTTTGAACATATCGTACATTTGTTCTTGGCTTTCTATCTTTCTTGGTCTACCTCTTTTTGCCATTGTCTTTTTCGTTTTTTTGTAGGTTGTCTTTATAGCTTGTACTGCAAATTGCTAACCGTTGGTCTGTGCCGTATTCGTTTACCATTGTATTGTCTGACATACAACGTGCCATAAAATCGCGTCTCTTTTCTCCTGCTTTTGGTTTTGGTATAGGCATATTAATAAGTTTCGTAAATTTTCAACATCTTAATGTTAATTTCTCTTAAGCAGCTACTGCATTGTGTAGGTTGTTGGTTAGTGCTAAAGATTCTATTATAGATTGTAAGCATTCTTCTTTGTTCGCTTGGCTTCATAGTTTCACTTCTTTTAGTGTACCATTCGTCTAACCATTTGTGTTCGTCTTCTTGTAGGCACTTAGGTTGTGTGTAACGCCACAAGTCGTTCAAGAGTTTTTTACGTTCTTCACACCCGCAATCGTCACCTGCTAACCATTTTACTGCAGCTTTTATGCCTGTAGCTTCTGTTATCTTTTCTATTGTGTCGCCTAAACCTTCAGACTTCTTCTTAGTTGTTCGTTTTTTTCTAGGTTTCTTTTCCATTTGTTTTTATTTAAGAACCACAATACAGACAATCTTCATCGTCTAATTCGGGTTTGTTTTCTATTTCGGGGTTTAAGATTAATCTTAGGTCGTATATCTGTTGCATCGTTTCCATATCTTCGTACATATCGCCTGTAATCTTTGTCTTTAGTCTTTTGATTTCTGCCTTAACATCTTTTTCGTTCATATAATTTCGTAGTCTTCGTTTATATAGTCTTCGTAATCTTCGCCTACATTTATGCGTATTTCGTTCTTGCAATACTTTAGCGTTTGAAATATGCTACTTGTGCTTATTCGTGTTTCGTCAGAAAGCTTTCTTATTGACTTACCCGATTCACGGTACAGGTTAAAAAGCATTTGATCGTACCAATGCCAAGTTTCTACTTCGCTATCTATTTTTTTGATTAACGCAGTAAAAGCTTCTGTTTCTTCTATGTAGTCGTATTCTACTCCCAAGTTATACACTTCTTCTATATTAACTTTCTTATGCTTGTTTTGTTGTTTACGGTAGTCAAAGACTAAATTATAAAGTACACACCTTATGTAGTATTTGTTTACTGTTCCGTTTTCTTGTAGTATGCGTTCGGGTGAACAATACTTACTAATCTTAATGTACATTTCTTGTACTATGTCTTCTGCTAAGTCGTCAACTCCTAAACTCTTTACTATGCGTAAATAGTCTTCGTGATGTTCTGCAACTTTACTAAGCCATTTCATTGATTAGTATTTAAACAAATGTAGTGATTATTTTCTAATAGTATAAAGACGTAGTTTTTAACGAAACGTTGTTAACAAAAAAAAGCGCACATTTCTGTACGCTTCCTTGATTTGAACACACCTAACTTAAAAAGGTAAATCGGTATCGGGTAAGTCTTGTGGCATATTTTGTTTTGGTGCTTCTGCTTCTGCTGCTGCCCAAGGTTCTGAAAACTTTACGCTAAAATACTTCTTGCCGTTCTGTGATTCGTTTAGCCATACTGCTACGTCTTTGGCTTTGCCGTCTATCATTGCTTTGCCTTTGTAGTCGGGATGTTGTTCCGTTTTTTTGTAGTCGTTCTTAAAAATTGCACCTGCGTTGTCTTTCTGTTCCATTGTTATTTATTTTAAAATTGTTTTTAATTCTTGTTGTTTGTCAAAGTATAACATAAATTCTATGTCATTAGTAGAACCTTGTCTTGGCGTTCTACCTCCTGTTCTACCTTTAGCTTCTAACTTGTTTACGTTTCCATATATTATAGCATCTTCACAGTCCCATATTATAATAGGTGCTTTTGTATCGCATAGCTTTACAATCTTTCTTGCAGCTACAGGTAACGGATAGCAATTTTCTAGCGTTCTATTTCTGCCTTTTACTTCTGCATAATATGTATGTCCGTCTTTTGTTATTTTAAAGTCTACATTGTTTTCGTCAAGCTTTTCATATTCCGCATTGCTTTGATCACAAAGTATTTTAATTGCGTTTTCTTCTCTTCTCAAGTCATCTTGATTTTCAAATCGTTTACTCATTTTATTGTTTTACTTAAAATGTATGCGCTTAACGTCTTTCGTGTGCGCCTTGCTTTTTCTTCTAAAAGCTTCTTTTCTTCGTCTGTTACTCTTAATGTAATGACTTTACTTTTTCGTGTTTTCATTTATTAGTGTTTGGTAATATTCACGACATTCTTTTACTCTGTCGTAGATTGCTTTTACTACGTCTTTGTCATATCTTACTTCAAACGTTTTGATTCGTCTTTCTGCAGGTATGTTGTCGAAGTTGTGCTGCGCTTCAACGTGCGCTCTTAGTTCTTCGTTTTCGTCTATTAAGTGTTCTTTCCAATGCGCACGTCTTACTTCGTCTTCTACCATAAGCGTAGGTGTGTTGATCAAGCAATAACATAAGTAAGCTTTACGTTTTTGAGTAAGTGCCATATAACCTTGCAGCTGAAAAAAATAATCACGATTAGGTATGTCTTCTGCAAAGAATGGGAACGTTGTAGCATCCCAAGAAGATTTAACGTCAAGTATAATATCCGTGTTTACATCGGGTGTACCTGTTAAGTAGTCGTTTTCAAAGTGTTCTTCATTCTTGTACATAAATCCCAAGTCTAAAACGCTTTCACATAGCTTTATACCATCGTCTTCTACTTGATTACCTTTGTCTGTATACCTACTACTAAACTCTTTACGCTTGCCGTACATTTCTTCTACTGCAAGTTCTTGTAAATATGTCTTACAGGTCTTGCTTAGTGTTTCTGTTTTACTTCTACTGTTAGTCATTATCTTACCAATAGAAGAACATCTGATTTTTAACATAACTCAAGTGCTTTAGATTGTGCGTTAGTTAGTGCAAACTTGTCTGTTAGTTTGTCTTTCGTGATTTTGCCGTCTTGATCGTGACTGGGAAAC